TTCTATGTAGGTATCTATCTTATTAGATAAGGTTCTAACTTTCATTATTCCAAAATCCTCTAAGCTCATACCTGCAAGTTTGGCCTGATCGGCTAACTTTTTTAATGCCTCGGCTGCTTCTAACTCAGCTAGTAACTTCTTAGCCATAGCCTCGTTATTGTCTAGGATTGCTAACTGTGCTTTTAGGCGTAATTTAGTTTCTTCATCGGTTGCGCTGTTTAAGGCTGCGTTTAAGCCTATGCGTTCTAGGTCAAACTTCTTTTTCAATTCTTCTACGTTTTTATTCTCAATAGCGTTTTTCTTTGATAATAAATCGTATTCAACTTTTTTAGCTCCTGCTAACTTAGCCTCTATGCGAGCATTTAATATTCTAATTCTGGCTAATGCTGAGTTTTCTTTTTCGCTTATAGGTCGTTTACTAGTCGCTAAGCCACCTATAGCATCTACACCTATAACACCAAAAGCACCTAATACAGCAGCTGGTTTTTTACTTAAAATTGCTAACGCTAATAAACCTGCTTTAAATGAAGGATTTTGTACAAGGTCAGTAAACTTTCTAATTAACTTTGCCATCTCAACAGTAGCAAAGGCTATGTTATCGCCTAGATTTTCAAAATCTGTAGAAAGCCCAGATATTGATTGATCCTTACTTAATATAACTAATGCATCTACTAAGCCTGTACCAATAGATTTAGTTGCTTCGTCTGCGCCTTTTTTCAGCACATCCATCTTGCCAGCGTATGTATCTAATCTAGCTGCTGCCTGACCACTAAACTTTTTCTCTAGTTCAGCCATGATTTTATTCATGTCGCCAGTCGCTAATATGTTTTTATCTATGCCAGTGTTAAGTCCGTTAATTGCTTTAGTTTGCCCTCTTACACCTGCGGCTATTGCACCTACTACTGTTGCTAAGTTTTCACCTGTACCTGCACTTATATCTAATGCAGCCTCTAGTGAACGCTGTGCAAGATCTACAGAGCCAGTAACGTTTAATAATGTCTTAAATGGTCCGCGTAAGTCTGTAAGTATTGCATAAGTTTTTTCTAAACCTTTTATATAGGTTTCTACTTCAGTTACTCTAAATGCGTTGCCTGTGTTTTCTAATTGCAAGGCTAACGATTTGGCTGCTGCTTCATCTTCTGCAAAGGCTTTAACTGCCTTCTTACTAAATGCTACTAGTGCTGTTGCGCTAAATGCAACGCCAAATACCCTAGCAAATTGTTTAATTTGTTTTGAGAATACATCTACATCCTGCTTGGCTTTCTTTAACGCTTTACCATTCCAGGTAGCGAGGGCCGAGACGACTACATTTGCCACTATGCCACCGCCTTTAATTCTGTAGAATCATTAAAGTAATCAGCTGTATGTGTGATTGCTTTTAGGATTGCATCGTAAACTTTAGGACTATCCTTAGCCCAGGCTTTGTAGATTAAACGACCCTTACCTTTACGACCAGGACTACGCACGCCTTTAATTTTAGGCTGTTGTGTAAGTGCCCCCATTGACGTTACAAACTGATAACCTGCGAATGGATTGTTTGAATTGTAAGAACGTGTGGACCTAGATTTTCTTCTAGCCGTTCTTGTTTGTTCATAGGCAACTACTCCGCCACCTTCATGAATAGAAGTAAATGGCGCACGCCCTTCTGGATTTACTCTGCCTGCGGTCTCATAAATACGACCAGCTGCGCTAATATTGTAAACATAATTTTCTACTTGAAAGCCGTTTTTGAATAGTCTGTTTTTTCCTTCTTTGTAACCAATACCGCCACGCACGTTATCCGCGCTGTATTTAGGAAATGGTCGGTAAGTTATGTCTGAAGATATAGGCTTACTCCAGCCCGATAATACTTCAGTGTTGCTAGGTACATAACCTTTAGCTGTAGCTTCAACCTGTCGCATTAAAGGTGAGATGGCAGTTTTAATACGTGTGTACATATCTTCGTCTATGAAACTTAAACCCTTTTGGACATCATCTACGCCTATTACGTTGGCTGGCATTTTTGATCTCCTTTGCTCTATCGCTAAAAACTTGCACTATTGCTTTTAGCATCTCTGAGTCCATGTTAATAAACTCACTAGGCGCGATTCCAGTCTCTACACTTAAAGCAGCCACTGTATAGAGAATGGAGTCACGCGGTACTATTTTTTTTCTTCGTCTAATACCTCGACAGTTTCTAAGCTGTCAATAAACTCAATACCAAATATAGGTACAGTTACGTTAGCCCTACGTAAGCACTCATGCGCCAAGTAATAGATCTCGGTCTGCCGTTCGTGGTCACGTAGGACTTTACTAATTCCTGCGCCATACTTTAACTCGAAAGCGTACTCGACACCTGGCGTAATCTTGTGTTCAGATACTTCGCCATTAGCCCTTGTTATCTTTAGCTTTGCCATTATTACTCCTTAAGCTGTTACGTCAACTACTATAGGGCTTTGGCAGGTAAATGTAATTGACTGTGTGCTTATGTCGCCCACTGCGCCATTTACATCTTGAGTATTGTTGACCAAAATCGTAGTTTGAAATTCTGGGTTGGTTGCGCTGATTACTGCGTTTGTCTGCTTAATTGTTAGTGGCACTGTAGTACCCCATGCAGCCTGCAGCGTTGCGTTTACGTTAGCTGCCGCTGTGTCATTTAAGAAGTCAATAGTAATGGTGCTTGCTTCCAAACCTTTTGCGAATTTGTGTGCAGTGTCCCCCATGGCCGTGACCTCTAGCTCATCAAAACTGCGGTTTATTGTTACAGCTGTTACGTGATTGCTTAGATCCACGCTATTCAGCGTGACAACAACGCCATTACTTAGATAGATTGCCATTATTCGTTGTCCTCATCTTTCTTAGCCGCTGGTCGTTTAACCGCTGCTGGTTGGTCGGTAATCTGGCCTATTTTGACCAGAAAATTATGTTCTTCTTCGGTAAATCCTTTATAGCTCATTTTAACTCCAACTCGTTAGGATTGATACTGTTATCTCAGATACTAGCAAGTCGCCACTAGCTGCGTTGACTATAGCAGGTGCTGAAATAGTAGATATGTTTAGTGTAAGGCTTGATGCGGCTAGTTTAGTTACTACTGCTAATATAAAGTTTTCCATGCCTGCTAAGTTGCCTTGGTTGTCAAATGCTGGCGTAGTCATAAGAATCTTAAAGTTTGCTAATGGTGCAATAGTTATGTAGTCGTTATTGCTAGGTGTTAAATATGGATCACCGGGCGTAATTACCACGCTGTTTGCGAGTAATGTGGCTGGTGGAAAACTAAAGGTTGACCACACGCCTGCATTGGCTAAGTCTGTTGCAAGTGTGCTGCGTAGTGTGGTTATTGCAGCTGGCATTAGCCGACCAGTGAATTAGGACTAGAATACGGTTGGATGAGGCCTCTGATCCTATTTATCAGTTGGTACCCCATCCTGTAAGGACTTGCAGATACCCCATCCATACCTACCCCACCAGTCTGGCTAACTTGACGTGCTTGCCAGATGTCTACAGCTACGATCATCGCAGCCTCTCTTATGGCAGGGGTCGCAGTGTAAGCCTGTGCTTTATGCTCTGGGCCAAGGGCTCGGCCGTATGGTTTGACAAAATGAAAGTTGTCATCCGCAGCTGTCTTTGCGTATTGAATAAAGCTGTAGCCGTTAGGGTATGAACTAAGTGCGTATGTACTCCAAAACATTGTGCCGATTGAAGCGGGCACTGTAGTACCTGGAAATGATCCTGTTAATGTGTATGTGCCGTTATACGTTGCACCACAATTAGACACTGTTATTGATTGACCTGTAGTAAATATGCCAGGATTTGATAATACTAAAGTTGCTACGTTATTGCTAATAGATGAAGCTACTACTGGGGCATCGTTATGCCATAAATAACCCTGTATTAAATCTTCTGCCGATTGGCAGCACTCTTCCACTGTAGCGTCACTGTATAAAGTGCCAATACCTAAATTACTGCGTAACTCTGCCATTGTTACCATCGCAGCGGCCATAGTGTCCTCTCTTAAAAAGCTCCCTAGGGCTAGGGCTACTAAACCCTAGGGATTATTAAATTAACTAACTTATTAGGTTAGGTTGAAGCGACGAACTCCACCAGCGACTAATACACCAACGGCCATGTAGCCATATAGTGCTGTTTCAATTTCGCCTGTTGCTGGCTGATTCACAGATAGTCTTAGAATTGGTGATTCGTAAATTGATACTGAAGATGGAACTACAATAAATGCAGACTCATCGATAGTTGTTGACACTGCGTTTGGATCTACGTATAGATCTAGACCTAATACGTTACCACGTAGTGATGTTGGTTGTGCAGCTCCTGCATTGTTCATTGGATTAGCAGCGTTGTAAATTGGGCGACCAGTTGTATCTGTTGCGCCTAATAGTAGTGACCACTGTGACGTACCAGCGATGTAACGTGTTGCTAATTCACCTGTTGCAAGGTATGCAGCTGGTGCTTCTTTAGATACGTAGGAAATAATTCCTGCTGAATCTGCTGCTACTGCTGTGGCTTGTGTACCGCCTGCT